TTCAGTTTAAATGTGGCGATCTCAGCAACACGCCCCCCAAATTCCACCTGACAACCTTCAGGCATGTATTCCTTGGGCCAGAGAAAAGCCGTCGATCTGATCGGCTGCTGGATAGAAAACTAGACGGGGTTAGAAATTGGCGCTGGGAAAGAAAACCGGTGGTCGGAAGAAGGGCGTCCCGAACAAGATCAACGGGCTGCTGAAGGATGCGATCCTCAAGGCTGCGGAAGACGCGGGCGGCGATGGTGGCCTGATCGGATACCTGACGCTTCAGGCGCATGAAAACCCGGTCGGGTTTCTGACGCTGCTGGGCAAGGTTCTGCCGATGCAGGTGAACGCCACGCATGAGGGCGCGGTGTCGATCATCGTGGATACTGGCGTTCCGAGAGCGCCGGATGAATGATCTCAGCCCCAGCCGCGTCCAGACGGGATATGATCCTCACAGGTTCCAGCGTGAGATACACTCGCGCCTGAAGCGGTTTTCGGTTCTTGTCTGTCATCGCCGGTTCGGAAAGACGTTCCTTGCAATCAATGCGCTGATCGATGCCGCGCTGCGGACGCGCAAGGAAAACGCGCGCTATGGCTACGTCGCGCCCTATCTGAAACAGGCCAAGCAGGTAAGCTGGGATTACCTGAAGCGGTTCGCCTATCGCGTTCCTGGCGTGTCTGTGAATGAAAGCGAATTGTCGATCCTGTTTCCGAATGGATCGATGATCCGGCTTTATGGATCGGACAATGGCGAAGCGATGCGCGGCGTTTATTTCGATGGCGTCGTGATCGATGAGGTTGCCGACTGCCGTCTTGAAACTTGGCCAGAGATTATCCGCCCTGCGCTGGCAGATCGCAAAGGCTGGTGCCTTTTCATTGGAACGCCAAAGGGCATGAACCAGTTTTTCGAGTTGTATCAATACGCGCAGAAAAATCCTGAATGGTATGCGGGCATGTATCGCGCCGATGAAACAAATCTGATCGATGAGAAAGAATTGCAGGCTGCGAGGGAAATCATGTCGGAAAACCAATATCGCCAAGAATTCTTGTGCGACTTCACTGCATCGGCTGACAACGTGCTGATCAGCATCGATCTGGTGTCTGACGCCATGAAACGGCATTACCCAGCGCGCGACTTCGAACATGCTGTTCGCGTGATCGGTGTCGATGTGGCCTATCACGGCGATGACAAGTCTGTGATCTTCGGTCGCAAGGGCCTTGTGGGGATGCCGCCTGTCGTCATGGCGAAGGCTGATCCGATGGCCGTGGCCGGTCGCCTGCTGGCCGTCATGGAACGGTTCAAGCCTGACGCGGTGTTTGTGGATGACACGGGCGGATATGGCGCTGGCGTGATCGCTCGGCTGCGGGAACTCGGACACTCGCCCATCGGTGTGAACTTCGGGCAACGTGCCGATGATACCAAGTATCGGAACAAGCGAACCGAGATGTGGTTTCGAACGCGCGATTGGCTGCGAGATGGCGGCGCGCTGCCGGATGACATCGACCTGAAGAACGATCTCGTCAGCCCGACATATCGCGTCCCATCGACAGGCATCATCGAACTGGAAAGCAAGGACAAGATCAAGGAACGGCTGGGCCGGTCGCCTGATCTCGCTGACGCTTTGGCGCTGACCTTCGCGTTCAACGTGGTGCCTAATCGCGCCTCGGTTCATGGCGGCAACCATCATCAGGCACAAGTCGATTACAACCCGCTGGGATGATGAGATGCCGAAAGAAGACATGATCCGAATGAACGCTGCTGCGAATGGTCGCTGGATGTTGGCGATGCTGTTCGCGATGAACATGATCCTCGGTAGCCTGCATCTGGCCTTTGCCTCGGTCCTGATCCTGGCGCTGGGCTACGTCGCCGATACGCTGCTGCTGCTGTCGTATCGCCGCGCTGCTCTGGCCGTCGGTATGGCCTGCATCGTCTCCACTGCCACGCTGATCGTCGCGACGTGGCTTTCCTTCTGACCTCTAACCTGTGGTGATCCCCATGTGCACGATGCGCCAACCGAAGATGCCTGATCCTCCTGCGCCGCCTGAGATCGTGCCGCCGACGCAGATGGCCGCGCCTCAGACGCCTGAAGCCGCGTCTCGCACGGCTGGCAGTCAACAGCGCAACCGGATGCGGTCTGCCGCGCCCACGATCCTGACTTCAGGAAGCGGCGCGCTGTCTACCGCTCCGACTGACAAGAAAACATTGCTCGGTGCCTGATATGCAAACCAACGCCCCGGCGAATGAAAAGCAGGTGCAGTATCACCGCCGCCGCCTTGAAGAACTCAAGTCGGTTCGTTCGCCGTGGGAAGCGACGTGGCAGGGTCTGGCCGATCACATTGAACCGACGCGCCTGCGTTTGCAGTCGATCAACGAAGGGCCGATCTCGCGCGCGAAAATTTTGGACAGTAGCGCGACCTTCGCCCTGAAGACACTGGCATCGGGGATGCACTCAGGCATCACATCGCCCGCGCGGCCTTGGTTCCGCCTGACCACGTTCGACCCTGACCTGAAGGATTACGGGCCGGTGAAAACGTGGCTGTCTGCTGTCGAACAGCGGATGCGCGAAGTGTTCCAGAAGTCCAACGTGTATCCCTCGTTCCACACGGGCTATGGCGACCTCGGCCAGTTCGGGCAGTCGTGCGGCATCCTGTCGGAAGACACGGATACGGTCGTGCGGATGCAGCAACTGCTTCATGGGCGGTTCTGGATCGCCCGCGATGAGAAGGGCCGCACCACGACGCTGTATCGGCAGTTCAAGTGGTCGGTGCAGAGGATCGTGAACCGGTTCGGGTATGATGCCTGTTCGAAGGCGGTGAAGGATCAGTGGGATCGCGGGAACTACGGCAAGACGTTCGACATCTGCCACGCGATTGAACCGCGCCTGTCGCGTGAGCCTGGCCGGATCGACAAGCGGAACAAGCCGTTCCTGTCGAACTATTGGGAACACAACCACGCGAACGATGACAAGCTGCTGGAAGAAAGCGGGTTCGATGAAAACCCGATCATCGCGCCGGGGTGGGAAATCGCGGGCGATGATGACTATGCGAACTCGCCGGGGCAGATCGCGCTGGGCGATGTGAAGATGCTTCAGGTGGAACAGACGCGGAAGCTGGAAGGGATCGACAAGATCGTTCGCCCGCCCATGACTGGCCCCACGTCGATGCGGAACAACCCGACATCGCTGCTTCCCGGTGCTGTGACCTATGTTGATGATCCGAGTGGCAAGGGGTTCCGTCCTGCGATGGAAGTGAACCTGCGGCTGTCGGAACTGGCTGCTGACATCCGCGAAACGCAGGAACGGATCAACCGCGCGTTCTATGCCGACCTGTTCCTGATGATCAGTCAGATGGAAGGCATCCAGCCGCGCAATCAATTCGAGATCGCGGAACGGAAAGAGGAAAAGCTGCTTGCGCTGGGTCCAGTGCTGGAAAACGTCTATGGTGGCCAGCTTGGGCCGGTGATCGACCGGACGTTCAACATCCTTGAACGTCGCCGGGAACTGCCGCCGCCGCCGCCTGAACTGGAAGGCGTTGATCTTCAGATCGAATACATCTCCATCTTGGCGCAAGCCCAGAAGGCCGTGGCGACCGGCGCTGTTGAGCGGGTGACGGCTTACATCGGCAACCTCGCTGCGGTGAAGCCTGACGTGCTGGACAAGTTCGATGCTGATGAAGCGGTTGATCAGTATGCCGACATGGTGGGCGCGCCGCCGTCGATCATCGTGCCGGATGACAAGGTGCAGGAAGCGCGGCAAGCCCGCGCCCAGCGTCAACAGATGGCAGAGAATGCCCAGATGGCCGCGACCGTCGCGCCCGCGATGAAGCAAGGCGCTGAAGCTGCGGCTGTCATGGCCGAAGCGCGGAATGCGCCCGGTGGCCAAGGGCTGCTGTCTCAGTTGGGGATTAGCGGATGACGGGCGAAGAACAGAAGCGAGAATGGCAGGACACGCTTGATGCGTTCAAGGCCGTGCTGGCCACGCCGCAAGGCAAGCGTGTGCTGTTCTGGGTGCTGGAACAGGCGGCGATCTACCGGGATGCGTTCACAGGTGACAGGTCGGCAACTGATTATGTGCTTGGTCAACAGGCGATTGGTCGGCGGCTGATCGGTGTGCTGGATGAGATCGATCCCCGCACCTATCCGCGCCTGCTGTTGGACATGGCCGATCTGAAGGCAATGGAACGCGCTGCAATGGCGCAAGATGAGGAAGACGATGATGAAGCGTAACTGGATGATCTCGCCGGTATGGAATGCTGAAGGTGGCGCTGGTGGCGCTGCTGATCCCGCGCCTGCTGCTGCGCCCGAAGCTGGGTCTGTGCTGTTCCCGACTGACAAGCCCGCCGATCCGCCTGCCGGTGATCAGAAGCCCGCCGATCCTGCCGCGCCTCCCGCTGGCGAGTGGAAGGAATATCAGGACGATCCTGCGAAGTCGGCTGAAGAGAACGCGGCTGCGAAGGCCGAACACGACAAGACCAAGCCGCCTGCCAATGATCCGGCTGCGAAGG